AACATTAGTCCAATATAATATTGAAAGTCAATTCAAAGAAGAAGAACATAAGAGTAGACCATTTCCAATTCTAAGGATAAGTGGTGTTTCTAATTTATTAGAAGTATTACAATTATATCCTGAAAATTTACCTGATGCTAAAGGTCATTATGAACCATTTAGTCAAGTAGTTACATTAGTCGCAGAAGGAGCGCATTTAACTCAAGAAGGATTAGATGATATATTAATGTTAAAAGGTTGGATTTAGATATGGGATTTATGAATTTATCTTCTAAAGATAGACCAACAATTTTAGTAGGTAAAACAGGAACAGGTAAAACTACTAAGGCAAAAGAAATGTGTCCTGATGCTAACATATATTATGCTAATGAATTACCTTATTTAGATATTAATTCATTGTCAAATAATAAGGGACTCATAATTGAAGAGATTCACATTAAGCCAGATAAAGAACAGATTTTAAGTTTGATTACTCAATATGATGGTAAGTTGGTTATGACATCTATGAATAAAAAAGATGTCCCAAAAGAAATTATTAATATGTGTAATGTAAAACTTATTGGTAAAAAGAATTATATGCGTGAAAACATTAAATCTTTTGCGCCTCGTTCTATTGAACCTTATGTTTTACATGATGAAATGTTTGGTATAGTTCAAGATTATTTAAGAGAAACTAATAGAGATAAAATTGCATATAAATTGAAAGTGAATAAACCTGCTGATACTCAAATTATGAGTTGGTTAGTTGAAAACATTCACCCGAATAAATTAATTTATACAGATGCTAAAGTTAGAAGAAAACTTTCTTCTAATTATTTCTATGAGATGTTGGCTTATTCACATACGGGTAGTAATTTTAATAAAGTGCGTTTTCCTAAAAGAGGCACTTATTCCCCAATACCAAAACTTTGCAGGAGACTTAAGTTAAAGTCCCATGAAGGTTTTGTATTAAAAGAATTAATTAAAAATGAAGACTTTGCTAATTATGCAAAGACTAGACTTGATAATTCCGAATGTAGGATATTAGGTTTAGGAGAAAAGAAAAGAAAAAAGAAAACTGATAAAGTTATTGCAGATAGAAATACAAATTTAATGGAGTGGTTATGATGTTATGGACAGAAAAATATAGGCCGACAAGATTGGCTCAAATAGTAGGACAAGAGAGTTTTAAGTTAGATGCTGAAAATTGGGTGTTGTTAAAAGATATGCCTAATTTATTATTATATGGCCCTGCTGGTACAGGTAAAACTGCATCAGCATATGTTCTAGGATATGAGATTCTAGGTAAAAATATGAAATCAAACTTCTATGAGATTAATGCTAGTGATGATAGGAAACTAGATGTAATTAGAGGAAAAATAAAAGACATTGTATCACACGCAACAATAGGTGATGTGCCATTTAAAATCATCTTTTTAGATGAAATGGAAGGTATGACAAGTGATGCTCAAAATGCTTTGAAAAGAATAATGGAGCGATATTCAGACCATGTGAGATTTATCTTCACAAGCAACGATAGGTCTAAAATTGTTTACCCACTTCAAAGCCGATGTGCAAACTATTACTTCAATACTGTAAGTAATGAAGCAATTATGAATGTTGTTGAATATATTCTTAAACAAGAGAATAAAAAGATTCCGCCTAATGAGGACTTGCAAGCCTTTATAGGGGCGTACAATGGTGACATTCGTAGAGTGATTGTTGAATTACAAGCAGCATTACACTCAAATACTAGTTTAAAGGTACAAATTAATAAAAGCCTTGACGACTACCAATCAATTTTAGAATTGATTATTGATGAGAAATTAGATTCAGCATTAGAAAAGATGTTTGAAGAAATTTATAGTGGAAAAACTATGAAAAATATATGTATTGGTCTACATGATGTGATTGTTAACGGTGAAATGGAAACAAGACGCAAATATAAACTATTGGGGGTAATTGGTGAAACTGAATGGAGAAGCCAAACAATGACTCCAAGAGTATTAGCATCATGGATGATAGCACAAACAAAGTGATTAAAATAAAAAAATAAGGAGGAAATAAAAATGAATGAAAATGTAAAAATGAATTTGGAAAAAGCCGCAGAAGTTCTCGGTTGGCCTGTTGAACAGGTTAATGAGAAGTTTGAAGAGGTCTGTAAGAGTAATGGTATTAATTCGCAAGAAGAACCATTACTTGCTATGGGTGTCTTTAATACATGGTTTGTCCAACAAAAGAAAAGACAAGAGAACGGTGGAGAAACGACAACAATGAATAATAATAATTCAAATGGCCCTAAAAGCGTATTTGGATTCTTTGTTAGTCTAGATGAAGCAAGAAACTTTAGCGATTATGCTATTGATAAAGCGGTTGCTCAATATAGGCGTGACCCACAAACTACACATACAGTAGGAATGGTAGCAATTGCTGTTTCAACAGATAATGGTTATCAATTGTCGGCTTATGTAGATGGTGAGGAAAAGGTAAAGAATGTTGAAAAACTTCCACCTGTTGCTCAAGAGATTGAAGAAGGTAAATGGTGTATTCCATTAGTCACACAAAAGACTATTTGGGATGGAAAACCTAATGGTAATTATGGAAGACCAATTCCTAAAGATAATTGGTCAATGAATGGTCATTTTATTGGTAATGTTGATGGTGGCGAAGTTCGTCATTATATGTTTAGAGCAAGAGGAAATACTGCTCAAACATTTAAGCCTGAAACATTCCGATTTATGCACATGGTTGCTATGAATGATGAACAAAAGGGTATGTTATATGCAGTTGATAGAGATTTCCAAACAGTATTAAGTTTGGAATATAATGATGAAGTAACTGATGAAGAAAAGAAGCAAAACACTTCTAGTCTAAATATTAGTGATTTAGTTGCTGAACACATGGGTAAGTTTATGAGTCCATTGATTGGATTAGAGCGACACCATGCTGAATCTCTAACAAAGCAATATAATGAGCGATTGGTAATTACTGATGGTTCTGTAACTAATATTAATCCAAAGCCTACATCAGTAGGTAGTCGAACATTGTTCCTTAGTGACTTAAATGCTGACTTTGATTATAGCGGTGAAAGTTATTCTTCTACTGCTTGTTGGATTCCAAAGAATATTGATTTAGACTTTGGAGTTGGAAGTCATGTATTTGTTGTTGGTAGAACAAGTCAAAGAGAAATGGATGATGGAACAATGTCTGCCGTATCAATCAATGTTAGCGGATTATATGTAATTAATCGTAGAGGTCAAGTAATTGAAATCAATGATGCTCAAGAGGACGATTTCGATTGGTTTTGAGTAAATAATTCTCTCGGTGCGAGTTGGGTTTGCAAATAATAATTGGTGTTTTCATAGGGCATCCCGTCTTTATTGGTTGCGATAGAGCCAATTTCCCAATTAGCATTAAGAATTGAGTTGATTAAATATGGAAAAGAAAATAGTAAGTGGCGAGAAGTATTGTGTTAGTTTAGAAACAATTGAATTTATTACTTGGAAAGAAAATGAAACAGAAGGGACTTGGTGGGCTAAGTTTCACCTTCCTTCTGGTAAAGATATTAGACAAGTATTCAATACAAGAGAAGAAATGGATGATTTCATCCGTGAATGGCAACATGACATAAAGGCTTATCGCACTATAAAAATAGAAAATAATGAGGAATAAATATGAGTTGGAACACAAATAAGAATGAAAATGAGAATGATGATACAGTAAGTAAATACGCACTTTTGAAGGAGCAAATGCTCTCTCAAATTAAAGACCGTATTGACCGTGAAAGGACATATATTAATTGTGCAGTCACAGGTCTAGCAAAGGTTGGTAAAACAGGTATTGCTTTAGATTGTAGAACAGAAGAAGAAATTAAAGAAGGAAAGAAAGTAATGGTATTAGATTGGGATAATGGGGCTGAACCTACTTGGGGAAGTTGCCATGACCGTGATGAAAACATTATTATCTTTACTCCTATACAAAGAAATAATGATGGCACATCTAATTGGGATGCTGCTTTTGAAAACTCCCACGCCTTTTTACGATATTGTCGTGAAGAGATTGAAAATGGGAATGTTAAAGCAGTAATACTTGATGGTTTGGATAAAGCCTATGAAGCGAGTGCTATGGTTTTAAGACAACATCTAGTTAAATCTGGAAAGCGTGATGGTAGCGTTATTCACGATACTGATGCTATTAGAGTTAGTCCTCTAGATTGGGGCATTAGAAACCAAATCTACAATAGATTGCTTGATGACTTTATGGATTTAAATTGTGATAGATATACTATTACACACATGAAACCTGTTTATGGTGATATTGTCAATCCTACCCCTATTGGAGAAGTACCTGATTGGCATAAAACAACACCTGCAAGATTTGTTCAAATGATTCACATTGACAAAAGAAAGGTTAACAATGTAACACAATATTATGCTACGCTTAATTCAAGTAAAACACGACCCGATTTGGTTGGAAATGAATGGATTATTTTTACTACTAATGGTGAAAATGAATGGTTCGGTATTCCTGAAATTCGGGAGGGTAATCTTTGAAATTTCAAATTGAAAATGTAAAAGGTTTAACTACC